CAGGATTGGTTACCTGGCTCCCTTTTTTCAAGGGAGATCGTATCTGTTATCGTCAACATCAGTCTATGGAGGATCAGATGAAGAAATTCAAACGCCGCGAGGCGTCTCACCGTAACCGTATGGTGATCTGGTACCTATTCGGCGGCGCGGGCTTACTGGGGGGGTGTCATACCCCTTCCGGTTACAAGCCTGCTCTCCCCGAGGACTGTGTTTGGCTGAAGTTTCCTTACACTTGGATGTGCATTGACCCTAATGAGGGGATGCCCGTTCCAAGCAAGGAAGCGGAAGCGCGGGGTTCTTACCCGCTAGAAAATCTCGACTTCTCGTGGTCAAGTCCCATTACTTGGGACGATCTTAGGGTTAGGAGGAAAGGTCCTCTCTGCCTTCAGGATGCGCTTGACGAACGGGCATGGGAGCGGCTTTCCGCTCTTTATGGCCCTATCGAGGAACTGAGGTAATCTACCAGTGACAACCGGTAGTATCACAACTGGACCGTGGTCAAACACGGAAAAGATCCACTACGCGAAAGCGTGGACAGGAGGAGACGGGTGGATTGTTCCAACCCGTTATTCCTCGTATCCAAAGTGGAATCCTTACCTGATGGCGTCAGCCAAGTTCCATAGCAGTCAACCCAATCTTGTCGGATATACCGACTTGAACGGGCAAAACTATGTACAGCGTACTAATCATACGTGGTACAATGGCTATGGTCCTATTACGGGCACCGGAGAAGTCTCCGCTGTGTTCCCGACAAGCACCTTCAATACATATTGGGGGTCTAGAGAGGAATCGGCACTCCTTTCGAAGTTGTTGAAAAAAGTTAAGGGTCATGACGCCGATTTAGGCGTCTCCTTAGCCGAAGTAGACAAGTTTGCAGGTACCATTGTTGGTACTGTCAAGAGCTTGGCCTTCTTTGCCTTGGACCTGAGCGGAGGACACTTCGCGAGGGCGGCTAGGAGGTTGGGATCGAGCCCGCCCCGGAAAGACCGGGTCGAGAAGTTGCGCACTCTCGATATATCGGGCCGATTCCTTGAGATGCGTTATGCCTGGGAGCCAACCATTAAGGATGCCTACGAGACCAGTAAGGCCTTCGAGGAAATCAGTAATGGTCCCAGGACTGCCCGCACCCGTGCGGGCAAACGCTTTAAGCGATCAATACCCTACAGTACGAACTACTGTCCCGGGCTAGAGATCGTTCTTGAGGTGAGACGGTCATACATCTTCGAACAATTCGAAGAAATGGCCGTTGCCAGACAGTTGGGTCTAGCAAACCCCCTAGGGATTTTGTGGGAACGTATCCCCTTCTCCTTTGTGTTTGATTGGTTTATTCCAGTCGGTAACTACCTGGCCCTCATCGGGCAAGTACCATATCTGAAAGGAAGATGGTGTCGGACGTCATCGATCCGGACCACGTTTGCAGGCATGGGCCTGTCACGTGGAACGGGGAGACTTCCGGCTGCACCACATCCTTCGGCAGAATGGGAACGCTTTAACCTAGAGCGTTCAACAACTCTCACTCCTCCCTCCGTACCTTTCCCGAGTTTTCGGGTTCAGGGTGCGGTGCAAGGGAAGCGAGTGATGAACGCGATAGCTTTAGCTCACCAAGTAATTTCGGGCTTGAGCGGCGGAAGGGACGGTCTTGATGACTGGGCCCCTGACGTCAATCTCTCTGACGAGTAGCCCTAGGCTGAGTGCCTAGACACTGTCGGAACCTTTGTAACTTGGTTCTGGTTTGCCCTTCCAGGGCGATAAGGAACTTTCACCTCACAATATGGAGAAAGCAGCATGGCTGCGATGACAAACATCCTTGTAAAGGATGACTCGAACCCCCTTGTTGAGTTGACGTTGGTTCCAGTATCGAACGCTCGCCCGAAATGGCGCGCGCAAGTAGCTGGGGTTCCCATCGACGCTCAAGTGACGGTAGAACTGCTCGTCAACGATAAGTTGGCGGACGGTAACTACCGGCGGGTTATGAAGCTCGAGGTCCCCGAATTGGAGACCCTGGGCACGGCGGGAACGTCGGCTGGTTACGTGGCGCCTCAGAAAGTGGCGTTCCGTACTCCGTACACGGTTTCCACGATTGCAAACCAACGTGGAACCGCAGCTTCAGCAGCAAATGCCCTGAAGATCTGCTTGGGCCTAATGCAGGGCGCGACTAGCGTCACTGCAACGGGAACCATCGATCAGACAGTTGCGGCGGACGTTGTAAAAAACAGCGTCGCGCCAATCGTCCGATTCTTCGTGTATGGAGAGGATCCGTTCTAACGGATTTTTCGTTTCAGGCACTTAATACCTGCCTTGCTGATAGACTACTTTAATATGAGGTTGCTTCCTTATGTATAAGACTAAACAGTGGGATAGATGGATCTATCCTATGTCGAATGAGGCCGATCAGGCCTTTTGTTCCCTCGTGGCTGCAGAGCTGCGTAGCAGCGGGATGTATTCTGACTACATGTCAGAACTGGTCCATGCCGGGAAATTCCGCGAAGTCGTCGAGGTTAAGGTCCCAAAGGACCTAGACCTTGTCGACTATCGGGGGGCTACCCTTATTCAGGCGTTATATTCAAAAAATAGCGACCTGGACCTTGGATTCAACCCGTTGAAGGCAGCTGTGGAGGCGGCAATAGCCGCCGAACTGCAGTGCGGTAGAGTAAATGAGTACTTCGGACAAACTTGCCCCTATGGGGGCGTTGCTATGGCGGTTTCGCTAGCGCGACGGAAAATCAAGCGAGTTCTGGGGAAAGTCCCTACTCTAGACATGCTCAGGTTCCATTTTGGGCCTGGGGCTTCCACGACTGTAAAACGGTCGCAGGCTTGTTTCGAGAATAAGCTTGACGCACCAATGGTGTGTAGCGAAGAAATGCTACCCGTCATCGATGAGGTGTTGCGCGAGTTCCCGCAGTGGACGTCCCATCTCTCGGCTAAATCAGCCGGATTTGGGTCCCCTTTAGAGGGGAACGATCATTGTCGGATAACCTCCAGTAACATAGTAGTTGATACGGCTAAGCTGATCTTTGTCGAAAAGAACGCGAAGACCCATCGCCCTATTTGCATTGAGCCGCTTTTAAACGGTTTCGTGCAGTTAGGGATAGGTGGGTACCTCAAAGAGAGGCTCCGCGTCCATGCTAAACAAGACCTTGGGGATCAAGTCAGGAACCAAATCCTGGCTAGGACGGCGTCGATGTCCGGCAGTTGTGCCACCATCGACCTTTCGTCAGCAAGCGACACGCTTGCCTTCTCGGTCGTGTTTGATCTCCTTCCTGAACCGTGGGTAGACCTACTCGCGCTCTTCAGGACCGGCCATATGTTTTATGGCGGCCGTGAATATGAGCTGGAGAAATTCAGTTCAATGGGAAATGGATACACGTTCGAGCTCGAGAGCCTGATTTTCTGGGCTCTTAGCTCGGCGTGTACCGAACTCAGCGGTGGTGATCAGTCCTTTGTCAGTGTTTATGGGGATGACATTATTGTCCCTGTAGGCGCCGTTGACCTTCTTATGGCGACCCTTACCTGGTGCGGCTTCAACCTTAATAGGGAGAAGTCGTTCTGGACAGGGAAGTTTAGGGAGAGTTGCGGGGCTGACTGGCTAGATGGCGACGCTGTTAGACCCGTCTTTAAAAAGACGCGTCTGTCACCTCAATGGCTAGCAGTGTTCCACAACTGGGCATGGCGCAATGGCTACCGTGACGGAACCCGAGATGGGTTCAATAATGGTAGTTTATGCGGTATTGCTAAGTCTTTCATTCCGAAAGATCTCCAGCTGTTTGGACCTCCTGGTTACGGTGATGGACACCTTCTAGGGCCGTGGAACACGGCTCGCCTTCCGCGCCATGAAAGGCGTAGAGGGTTTGAAGGTTGTCGATTCGACACATTCCGCGAAACTCCTAGGTTGGTGGAAACCAATCCTGAAGTCGCGGCCTTGACAGGCATATATGACCTGTATGCAAACCCTACCGATTGGTGGGAATGCAGAGGAAGCCGAACACCGGGGATAACCCCTGGCACGGCTTGCGTCGAGAAACACAGCATCTACACGTTTGCCAAGCGAATTAGTCGCTGGTAAGCATTCCTATATATAGGATACTTCAGGACTTAACTGAATGACAGCACGGAAAGACGGCTGGGGTGG